TCATAATATTTTTTTTCAAAAATAGGAGGACTACATGAAAACATGTTATTATTATGGCAGATTTTTATTTTACCAAATTTAAAATTGTAGTGTCATATAAATCTTCTGTTAATTTAGATACAATTAGTTCTCTGTATATATTGTCTAAATTGTCTATGTTCAGCGCATATTTAGCATATATTAATTTACTAAAATTGAGTTTTGGTAAATATTTGATTATTTTATTTTCTAAAATAATATAATTTTCTAAGTATTTTTCAAAAGTTTCTGAGTCGTCGAGGACTTCTGATTCGTATGAGACTTCTGTAGCCTTAGTATTAATATTTTCACTCATTAAATATTAAATACATAACATATTTAATATATTTATTTAAAGCAACATTTATATAACATATAAATGGATGTAATTTTATACAGGTATAGTTGTCCTCGGTGGTATGGCACAGTAAAAGGTATTAGGAATATATCGATAGAAAATAAAGAAGATTCACAAGAATTAATAAACAATCTGGAGAATTTAGAGAATACTTATTCAGGTTCAAAAACTTGTAAAATAGATCTTTTGCAAAAATATCGACTATCTATTACAAATGTCGAAAATTATTCAGGCATTACCACAATACCCGTGAAAATTAAAACTAATTCAATTATATGCGATTAAATAATTAAATAATTAAATAATTAAATAATTAAATAAAATTTTAATATATTTTTATATAAGAATATATTACATGTTTAAAACTATTACAGATCCTAAAAGTGGGAAAAAATTTAAAATTGATTCGTTGCAGGGAAAATCTATTTTAAAGTCTTATTTAGATACTTTTCATCAGCATAATTTAAAAAAGACCTTACATAAAGGAGGGGCGATGGTCAATTATTCTGGACCAGATACACCCACACAACCAGTAGTCAACGCTGTCGCATCTATACCAACCCAACCTGCTATTTTATTACCATCTATACAAATTAATATACCCGATGGACCAAGTCCTTTAGCTAATTATTTTGAATCGCTGACTGATTATCAAAACCTACCGAATTGCACAAAAAAGCAATTAAAGGAAATAGAAATTTTATTAGCTTCGATTAATAAAAAACTTGTTTCCGATAAAGGCGGAGCAAGCCATGGGAAAAAGATTACCAGAATGCAGAATAAATTAGATAAACTAAAAACACTTTCATCGTCTACATTATTTAAAACTCTTATAAAGGATATAGGGAGTCCATCTCCAGAACTTATGGTTGCTAATAATAATTATAAAACAGCAGAAGATAATCTTAAAACCAAAGATAAACATCTTTCTAAATTACCAGCTGAAATCGCGGAATTAAAGAAAAGAATAAGTATTAAAGAAAAAGTTACAAGTGGAAATTCCGGAGTAGATGTAGAAGCTAATCAAGTTGCTACATTTGAAATAGAATTATCAAATGGCTCTGAAAAGGAAAAACAATTATTGAAATCAACCGAAGAAAAGTTAATTATAGTTTTAGGGAATGAATTCCACAAAGCAATTGAGGCAGAAAAGAGAAATACTAATAAATTGAATAAAAAAATATATATATCGAGTAGTGTAAGTAATTTTAAATGCCGAGAATCTAAAAACAAAATAGAATTTTTAAATTTAAATCTTATTTATGGTAATTCGTCTAGTGACTCGGCGGGACAAAAAGTAAATATAGAACTTACCGCTGATAATAATAGCTATTTAATAAATGTAAGTTTAATAAATTTATCTCACATTTCCGCACCATTTAAAATTATGGTCCCTCGTTCTATTTTTATTTTGGATTTAAAAAGTATTTTTGATACAGAGGACCCTGAATTATTATTTATATTAGACTCATTCACCAATATTTCTGAAAATTATAGAAAAAATATTAATCATATATATGAATCTTTTGTAGATTATATATTAAATTTTATAGATAAATTAAATAAAGTTAAAAAAAATTCTATCATACCGTTTTATATAGAATCTTCGCATAAAATTATTGGTCTTAGAGATGATACTTTCATTACGGATGAAGAAAGTCAAGAAAAAAATTATTTATTAGTCAAAATATTTAATTTCGATAAATTCTCGGAGACATACGACGAGGATAACATAACAGCCGACATAAATATAGCTAAAATACCTCCATATAATCCTCGAAATATAACTATAACAAATTTAGACGTTTCTATAAATGAATTTGCTAAATCAAGTGATAATTATAAAAAATATGGAGACTTAAATATTCTTACAGAACAGAGAAAGATAATAGACAGTTACGCGTTAGGATTGTCGTCTGGAGGCTGGTGCTCTATTTTGTAAATAATTTAGTACAGTAACCTAATATATATTTAGACTTTTTATTCAAATAGTTACTTACTGTGTTTTTTAACATACTTAGTTCCTTATTAATATTTTTTATATCTGCTACCGTAAAATACTTAGAGAAATCTTTATAATAATATCCTAAAAAGCTGTAATAATTAGATAGATTAATATTTAGCGATTGTTTGTCTGGGGTTTTCTTAATATCCTTTACAAATATTTTATGTAATTTTTCTAGCTGAGCTTTAAATTCTTTGTAGGTGTCTGGTCTTTTAAACTGTCTTACTGTTCGAAACACACTATTATCTGAATTTTTATTAAGCAGCTGAATCTTACTTGTATCTAAATTTTTACAGCGTATCATTTTTTCTCTTAAATAACAGACCATCGATAATCTATTAAAATACCACAGATTTTGTTGTTCCTTTTTACTCCATTTACCCTTTATTTTACTAGAAATAGGTTTAAATTCGGTATTACAATGCCATTCATGAACATTCATAGCCGCAAAATCACCATGTCTGACATTTACAGCGACACCATATTGTGGAAACCCTGTGTAACATCCTTCGTAATCATTTTGGTTCAAAGGGTCTTTTAGCGCAATCAAATTACCAAATCCCTCAACTAAATCCCCTGCATCTCTATGAAGAGCCGTTCTCCAAGAATAATTTATAGTAATAGTAGAAAAGGATGTGTCTGCGATAGCAAAGTTAGGAACTGATTGTGCTTTTTTATATTGGATATTATGTCTATCAGGAACCAATAACTTAAATAGACCATCGCATTGTTCTATAAATGGCAATACTCTTTCCCAAACTTCAGGATTATCTCTATTAAATGCGGTTAATCTACAAGGCGCGCCTTTTCCTTTTAAATTTCTATCAGGTTTATCAAAAAAACCTATAATATTTGAGGGAGACAGATTAGAAGTAGCTTGCTTACTTAATATTCCAGTTTTGCTTGATTTAAAACGAGTTCTAAATTTACCTGGAGTTACTAAATCTCCAATATAATTAGCTAATTTATTCCTATCTAATTCTCCCGCAGAAGCTCCTCTATTTTCGTGAGTTTTTCTGGCATGTTTCCGTAATTCCTTGGCGGCTAAGGTTCCTAAATCTTTATCTAAAACATTTTTTCGGAATTTAATCAATAATTTATTGTCTTCGGTGTAAACATCCGCGTCGTCATTTAAAATAATATCATAATGACTACTATCAAAATATTCGCCTTCTCTTTTCGCAATTTCTTTATCAGTCATTTTTTTTTTTACTATTATTTTTCTTACCATAAAATTTATATAATATACAACTATATTAATTTTATTAAAATAAATCTAATACATAGATTTGTTTCGCATTTAAAATGTCTTAAATTTTTTTAATCCATATTTTCTTACAAAACTCAGAATATTTATTTTAGTATAGTTTTTTGGGAAAAAAATGAAGTTACGCCCGCGCCCCCACCAAGTGAGACCCACGTATTCTGGAATTACATATACAGCGTAATTATTATTTCTAAATAAGTTAATTATATCTTGTTTGTATATATTTTTTTCTATTATTTCTACAACAAATATAATATTACCCTTTTTAATAGATTCGTTTGCCCCTCTTAAACATTCAAATTCATGCCCTTCTACATCTAAATGTATCAATCCCAAATCCGGTTGTTTCTTATAAATACTATCAATAGTAGTTGAACTAATACCATCATTACTTATTTCATATGTTTTATCGGAATAAATAGCATTTGATTTAGTTTTGAATTTATATTTTGAATCAGATGATAAACATTTTTGTATTACTTTTATATTTTTTATTTTATGGTTCTTTATATATAAATTTCATCTCCTGAGAAACATATTACACATGGTATTTATAAGAATAATTCTTTCTATATTTAAAGAATACATAAAATTTAAATTTCTTTTATACCATGCGAACCACTCTCTTTAAACCCACTTTGAGTAATTAAAATAAATTCTATTTCTTCCGGTTTTAAATTATCTAAACTATCACAACCAACATATGATAATCCAGAACGAAGTCCTCCACAAATCTGATTAATTATATCTCTAACAGGTCCTTTATACGTTACATAACCTTCAACTCCTTCAGGTGTCATAGTTTCAAGATTATTCGTACACTGGCCCATCTTTTCTCTTTTATTAAAATTAGACATAAAACCCGCCATACCTCTTATTTGTTTCACCTTTCTATCTAATTTTGTGTAAATTTGACCGGGTGTTTCTAATGTCCCACTTAACATACCACCTAACATAGATGCACTGGATCCACAACATAAAGCCTTAAATATATTACCTATCGTTCCGTTGTGTCCACCATCTGCTATAACAGTAACGCCTAACTCTTTTGCTTTTTTGGCACATTTTATAACCGAAGTTAGTTGCGGAGCTCCACAACCAGTTTGTTTTCGTGTTATACAAATCCCACCTGGACCAATGCCCACTTTAATACAATCCGCTCCACAATCAGCTAAATATTTAACACCTTCTGCTGTACATACATTTCCCGCAATTATATCTATTTCAGGAAATTGGTCCTTTATTTTCATAACCGCGTCCCCACATAATTTGTGGTGTCCATGAGCTACATCTATGCATATAATATCACATCCCGCATTAATAACAGCTCTGGTCCTTTCAATATAATCTTTATTAACGCCTATGGCGCATCCTACTACCAGTTGGGAATTTTTATCTAAATTCGACTTAAACTCTTTGTTTAAATCAGTTCTATCTAAAATGTCTTTCAGAGTAATAAGACCATACAATTCCGCGCCTTTTAATATAGGCAACTTTTGTATTTTATGACTTGTTAATATCTTTTTTAAATCGTGAATTTTTAACGCCGTCAAAGATTCCTGCTGAATAGTTATCATATTTTCTATTTTGGTCATATAATGTTCAATTGGACTTTCACTATGCCCAACTGAATGGAAATGTATTAAATCCCTCTGGGTCAAAATTCCCTTGAGAATATTATTATCATCAATAACTAATAATGATTTATTTGTATTTTCCATTTTATCTAATGCATTCATCATATTGCTATTAAGAGTAATAACATATGGATTAGTAATAATATAATTGGTATATCTTTTTACCTTTTTAACCATTTCTACTTGTTTTTCTATTGAACAATAACGGTGTATAATACCCAGTCCTCCCAATTTAGCCATTTCAATCGCCATTTTATCCTCTGTAATAGTATCCATATTAGAAGATATAATAGGAACATTTAATTTAATATTTTTTGTTAACTGGGAAGACAAGTTTACATTTTTTCTACTTGTTACCTCCGAATATTTAGGTTTAACTAAAACATCGTCATAAGTATAATAGGTTTCCATTTTAGACAACATTAAATATTAATGTTAATATAATTTTAAATTTAAATAATATATTAATATATTATATTATATATGACATCATATATATCAAATATATTGAGAAAAATATCGGAAAATATTAATTCCACAAGATGTAATGGTATTATAATTGCATCTCCTTCTATTACCCCTAATTACCAATACCATTGGGTTCGAGATTCTGCCCTAGTTATTAGAGTTTTAATTCAAGAATATACCAAAACTCTTGATGAAAAATATATTAAAAATCTACTTGATTATGTTGAAATAGAAAATCGTATACAGCATTTAGATACCTTAGGTGGATTAGGGGAACCTAAAATAAATATGGATGGGACTCCTTTTAATGGAGAATGGGGTAGGCCACAAAATGACGGACCAGCTTTAAGAAGTATAATGCTTATTAAAATTTTAAATTTATTCAAGAGCCTATATCCAAGTTTATGTAAAACGATAATAATCCCCATGATTATAAAAGATTTGAATTATATTTTAGATAACTATAATAAGCCTTGTTTTGATTTATGGGAAGAATTATATGGGTGGCATTGGTATACAAGAATGGTTCAATTGAAATTTTTAAAAGATGTATTAAAAAATAAAAACTATTTTGAAATAAATATAGACTTGTTGGAAAAAGTTATTAATGATTTATGTAACGGACTGAAGGACCATATTAATGGAGAATTTATAATATCATCTTTTAACGAAGAAGGGAGCATAGCTAAATATGAAGACTCTGCTAATTTATTAGCTTATTGCCATATAGAATATGATCCTGATATTTTAAAATTATTTCCTCTGAATTTAGTTGCGTCTAACGCCAAAAATCTAATATCTTATTTTAGAAAAAAATATTCAAGTGAAAAGATATATTCTATAGGTCGCTATAAAGGAGATAAATACTTTAATGGAGAGGCATGGGTTATATGCTCATTAGCTTTAGCACAAATAAGTATCCACCTATATAAATTAGATAATAATAAATTTAATTATTTTAAAAATATACCCGATATTCTGCAAAATAAAATACTTAGTTTAGACAATTCGCTAATATTATCAGAACAATTTAATCCAATTACCAACGAATTTTACTCCGCAGAAAAACTTACTTGGAATTATTCGGAACTTTATGTATTTATTAATTTAAATATTTTATAAACATAAAAATTTTGATTTAAGTTTTTACTTTACCGCATAAAGTAAAATGTTTAAAATTATTGTAGAATTAAGCTGTATATCCGCCTTAATATATGCGCTTAATATTCTACTGCTGCGCTTAATATTATTAAAACAACACTATGAACTAAAAAAGAGCGGTTACAAAAAAAATCTTACAAAAACACACCCAGGTAAAGATGTAATAAATATAGGGTTATTTACTAACGAGTTAGCTCCATGGGTTGTATATGGAGGCGTAGCAACTTGGATAGATGCCTTCATTTCGATGTTTAATAAAAATAAACGCTTAAATATTATTCCTATATTCTTGGCTTTTAATGATAGTCTCCCAGATGAAGCTTATGAAAAATACAGTAATCTACGAATTATAAATTCAATAGACGATATCAATAATGTATTTTCAGATATCGACGTTTGTGTTAATAACTTATGGATCTCACTTGATACGGTGATAACTATTAAAAATATATTCCCCACTATGCCTATTATTTCCGTATGCCATTCTTTGATTCGCATGGAGCATATAACTAATATGGGGTCGCAATATACAGAAAATTTTAACGACCAAGAAAAATTATTCCAAAACTCGGATTATATTGTTTTGATTAGTAACGCCGAAAAGGAATATTATGACCAGTTCGGGTATAATAAATTTGACGCTAAAACAGTAGTTATTTATAATAGTTATACACCAAAATACGACACTGGTGCCTACGAAGTAGACTATAATAATGATAATTTGGGGTATATTGGACGGCATGTTCCCAGAAAAAGACCTGAATTACCACTAAAAGCCGTTGAATATTTACAAAATGAAATTATCAAAGTTGTTAATATGGGAGTTGATTATGATAAATATCATAACGCTTATTGGCGAAAATTAGAAAAAGAATATAAAGATAATTTAGTAGTGATTCCATTTTCAACCGATAAAAATATTAAAACGAATTTCTTTAAAAGTATAGGGATTATTTCTATTCCAGGAATTTATGAACCTTTTGGATATACTATTTGCGAGGCACTTGATAGGGGATTTCCAGCGATTGTTCAAAATATAGATGGACCCAAAGAAATTATTGAAGGATTTGAGGAGTATGTTTATACGTACGAGGTCGACAAAGATAATTATGAACAAGATATAATTAATTTCAGTAAAACGCTTGAAAAGGTATTAGTAACTTCACCGGAAACAAGAAAGTTAAATGCTTCAAATGCGCGTAGGGCGTTGGACCGATTTAGACCAGATGTTATAAGTAAAGATTGGAATAATCTTTTTGAAAAAATTTTAGAAAAAAAATAATCTTATAAAATCTTATCTTAGACTAATGAATAAATTTTATTTTGTATTTATTATAATTTTAATATGAATTATCAATAATAATTATGAACTACAATATTTTATGAGTATATTGTTAACTAAGCGGTCATCGACCATATTTTGTAAAGTCGGTCGATTTTCCGAAATAAGATGTTTGTTTAACGAATTAAATTTTTTATTGGTAACTATATACGTATTAATATTATTATTAATCGCCTCGAGGACTTGATATATATCGTCGTCCCAATCACCACCTATATTATTTCCAGCCGATAGTTCCTTTAAAATTTTATGCATTTTACCTATATTTTTTCTACATTTTTTTTCTAATTCGGTGATATATTTTCTAGTAAATAATTCCACTCTGCGTTCAGAATTGCCTATACATTCAATATTATTAAAACCAATTAAAGGCTCGACATCTTTAGAAAATTTAGGAGAAGATGTCGCAATTTTAGAAATATATTTTGCCATATTAATAGCTTTTTGGTCTGTAAAGCTCTCTATAATATATGTTAATTCTATTGGAATATTCGCGCAAATCAAACTGTAGGCCATTTTCAATACTTGGTTATTAGATTAATTGTTATTATAGAATACCATATTATATCAAATTTTTTTTGAAATGAAATACTTTCCATGATTTACCTGGTATGAAATTAAAATCTCACGATATATTATAACATGGTAAAACGCAAATCACCTAAAAAAAAAGTAAAGAAAGTAAAAAGAAAAATGAACGAATACTTCAAAAAGATGCTCGCTGCAAAGAAATCCGGTGCTAAAAGTTTTACTTACAAAGGTAATACTTACAAACAGACTAAAACCAAAACCGGATTAACCACTTATAAACGAGCCTAAAGTGAAAATACTAAATTTTATAAAATAATAATTTTATACTATTTAAGTTTATAATTCTATAATCTGTTTTTCCGGCATAAGTTCGCAATTTTTATAACTTAGTCTTTTATTTTCATAATAACTAAATTGTTTTGGCTCTATCATAGACCACTCTAATGTTTTATCTAAAAATCCCAATTGGGTATATAAGTAAGCGGCTAAGGCAGAACACCAAAATCTATTAGTTAATTGTCTATCCCCTACTTCAATATCAAAAAGCGCCCTAAACCAATCTAAAACACGTAAATCATATTTAATTCCATCAGTTTCATTCACTAAGTCTTTTATTTTATTTCTAAACGCGTCATCTCTTTCACATATGAGTTGTCTATAATATAAATTTCCTACCCAACTATCCTTATAATATTCTAAGGCGTGGTCAAGAGGGATTATTTGCACCCCCATAAATTTTTTTCCAGAAAGAGTATCAGGTATATCTTCCATACCAGATTCAATTATGTATAAGCCTTTTAATTTAGTATTTATATACGTTGGATCTTTTAAAATCATGGCTACATGGGAATATCTGGAACCCGTAAAATATTCTATAGAACGAGATATAACAGTTTTACTATTATATAATAATATATCGCCTGTTTGGCAATTTTCTAATAAATCACTTTTTGAAATGGATACCATTTATATATAATAAAAATAAAATATTTAATTTAATAAAATTTTAAATATATATATTAAATAATATGCTATCAATTAATAATCGAGGGGGAATAATGTGGTCAACTTTATACCTTTTTTTATTGAATACGTGTTTAATTATAGTTATGTTATTTAAATTTACGACCATCAGCTATTTTATATACTTACCAATCATGTCTATTTTAATGTATTTTAATTTTACACCATTTCATGAATCCGCTCGTGATTTAATAGCTTCTAAAAATTATACATTTCTAAATGATATCGTGGGACATAGCAGTAATTTTATATATACTTTTTCTTTCCCGGTGTGTAAATTTATTCATAAACAGCGTCATCCATATACCAATAATCAGCTATTAGACCCGTATAAATTTTATAATAATGTGGCGGGTAAAATTACATACGGTTGGTTGGTGGATTATATTTATTTTTACTATTATTTAAAGTATTTCACCTCACGTCCCTTTGAAGAAAAAATAACTTTTATTTCGACAATAATAATCTATTTATTTATTTTTAGAAGTATAGTCAAAACGGATTTATTGATTAATTTTCTATTAGCATTTTACATCCCGCAGAGATGTGCTTTCACTTTTGTGTACTTTATATTAGATTATAAACCACACCACATCATCGAAGACAATATAGTCGCAAAAAAGAATTCACGCATTACTAATAAAATTTGTGGTATAAATGAATTGAGGGATTGTCCATTATTAACTAGTATAATAACGCAAAATCATCATAATGATTCTCAGGTAAATTCAACCGACCCTTTTTATGATTATCGGAATGTTTGGGATGAAATAAAAAATAAACATCCCAAGGAACAAAATTAAAAACTATTTCAACAAGTGAATACCTCGACAGACTATATTTTTGGCCTGTGATTTTATTTAAATATATCCATAATACATCTGGTTTTGTTCACTCCTTTATATTACGTTTCGCGGCCTTCTTGGCCTTCTGCTCTGCTCTCTTTTGCTTCTTGCTCTTACCAGCATTCTCCTGTTGTTTGGTCAGCTTCGGTGCCTTACCGGCGGCTTCGGCTTCTTTCTTTTTTTGGTTGTTGGACTTCTTTGGCATTATATATATAACATATATATTTTTTATATAAAAAAGTTATATTAGTTTATAATTGTTATTGTTAATTTAATTTGTTCGGTCGTAGCACCTCCATCGAAGTGTGGTATGTCGACATCGCTTTGATTATGTATATAAATAGAACAACGTCCATCCGTTATATTATAAATAGTTGAATACATTTTTTTGTAATCGGATGCTACATTGATAATTATATTATCTCCCTCATCTATTTGATTGAAACTTAAATCAATAACATGCCCTTTGTCGGGGCTTAACAAAGAATTATCGTTGTAGGCAATAAATATATCGAAACTTTTACTATTAAAATCTAATTCTAAATCGCTATGAAATTCTCCATCTGAATAAGTTGCTTCTTCCGCGATAATATTACCAGACGCATCTTCATCTCGTGTATTTTGGATTCCACCGGCTGTCATAATAAAAGGCATATTTATATATGATATATTATACAATGTTAAATTTAATTATACAATAAGTTTAAAATTTTATACAAATATATATTTTCATAGTACTTATGGAAAGTTTTTTAGGGGTACCAATTACAAAAATAAATTCATCAACTAATAATTATATTAATCTTAAACAAGAATTTAATATTAAAAATATTTTGGCAACTTTGTTTTATTGTTATAGTAATAAGATACCATGTATAATTACACATAATAACACAATATTGGATAAAAAAGAAATCGGTGTCTATTATATTAAAGATAATATAGAACTTTTTTTTGATTGGGATTATTTACTTTCTATAAATTATTTTTTTAATAAAAAATATAAAATAGATGAAAATTTTACTATAAAAAATAATAATTTATATCTCATATTTTTTATAGAATTGATATATGCTAATAAAAAGAAATATAAAAATATTGGTAAAAATTTATGTGGAGAACGCGATAGTTTATTTGGGGTATACGATGCAAATATAAATAATTTATTTAAGTGCGAGCATATTCTTTATTTTAGTTATTCTATAGGGAAATTTATTTTTTACAGGGTTATCGATAAAGATAACGCTATATATGGTAAACTCATGAAAGGTTTTTACCTAAAAGAAAATAAAATAGGTTATAAAAATAGTAGATTGTATAATTTACCCAAATCTTTCAAAAATATCAGCAGCAATATATTTAGCATTGAAAAAAAAATTATCGATATTGTTGTTGATACAGACAGTATTGTAAAAAAAACAATATACAATCAATCATATTTAGATTTTCTTAAATATCACAATAGTCGCAGTATTTTTTTATTAGATGTTAAATTTGTAATAACCAAATCTATTTTATATAAATTATATGAGTTTTTAATTTTAAAATATCCTATTTTAGAAGATAATAAAAATAACGTATTAATAGATCCCTATAATCTCTCGATGTCAAATGGTAATATAAATATAATATTACTAACAAATAAATCACCGAATCAATTGATAGTTAATATAAGACAATATTTTATGGGATATATCACTGATATATATAATTCTATAGTATATTTTTTTGAAGAAATATCAATAACCAGTACTGTAAGTGTTCAACCCATAAACATTCAATTTAATAGAGATTTTTGTATTCACCTCATATCAGAAGTATTTTATATATATCTTATTTTCAAATATTTATGGAAAATTCAAAATAATTTAATTTTGGCTAAAAGTGACTCTTATATACAGGTAAATTATCATTTTTCCGAAAAAGAAACGAATACGTTAAAAACATACGCAGGGGGTGAAAATTACACCGATTATATAAAATATTTAATTTGCACAATTCTGGGGACCTTTTTAAATAATTATTATGTGTGTTGTCATGAAGAAACTAATATAAATTTAATTCCAATTTTTGAAGGAATTGATATTACGACAATTAAAAAATATTTTGGTTATAGTGCGAAGGCCAATTATTCTAAATATGGGCTGTTAACGTACTTATCTAAATTATTCAGCAAAAGTCGAAAGGATAATTATGATATCCCTATAGTATTACTAAATATAACAAATATACCCGACAATAATAAAATTAAATTAAGTAAAATATATGCCAGTACCGATAAGCATACGATTCCGATAATAGTTAATATTTCATATAACGAAAAAAAATTACTAATAAATCTATCTTATAAAAAAGAATATAAAAAAATGAAATATTTTTTTAATGAATTATTAGAAAATATCTTAGATACATGAAGTCTATTTAAAATAAAACGAATATAATATATAATGAACTATTGTTATATATTACGTTCTACAAGCGAAGAATTTGGTAATCATACCTACAACGGATATACAAATAATCTATCCAGACGTATCCGGCAACATAATAGCATAATCAAAGGCGGGGCGAAATCTACGCATGGTAAAGGTCCTTGGGATTATTATTGTATAATATCGGGGTTTTTAGATAAACAAGAGGCGTTACAAATGGAATGGAAACTTCGAACCATCGAAGGTAAACGCAGACCGAATAAATATAATAAACCAATTGGGAGGATAAAGGGTTTAACGCATATATTACATAATGAATATTTTACGAGTAATTCTAAAAGACCAATATGTGACATGGAATTAATTATATACCTGCACCCCGACTATCATATTTATCTTTTAGATATCCCCGATAATATTACAATTAAAAATATTTCTGATATTACTTTATAAAAAAATATAATAAATAGTAATTTTACTAAAACAGGTTTTTGCAATATTGTTCGACAAACTGTTGTTTCTCTTCCAATTCAAGCCCTTCTTCAGGTTCAGGGACATAATCTTGTTGAATATCGGCCGCTAACTCCATGTATTTTTCTTCGTCGAACATTACATCTATAGCCCCTGTTCCAATTGATACTTCTTGACCAAGCATAATATTAGCGGATACAGAATTCATATCGTCGTAATTTCCAAAAATAGACGCTCTCGCTAAGATATCGGGTGTTTCCTCAAATGAGCATTTAGAGAGTGTTCCCCTATCACTCTTATTAATACCATGTCTGTCCATAGACATTAAATATCCTTTATTAGTCATCGTATCGACTAAAAGTTCTTTATGTCTCGAATTAATGTATGAACCCGCATTATCAAACACTTCTGATATTTCGGCGTAAAGTATATTCCTCGCTGCTTCTATTCCAAATAACTCATAGATTTCATGTATATTATTAGACGTACTATTAACGGTATCGACGAATGGATGAGATATAATATCTAATAAATTATTTCCTTTAGTATAAATACTCCATTTTTTCATTTTTTCGTAATCACCCTTTTCCTCATTAAATACTATATAATTTTCGTTACATTGCATAGTAGCGCTTTCAATTTTTGGAATTCCGGCCAATATAATATCATTTATGATAGTTTTTTCTAAAGTTTTAACAATGCAAATCATATCGTCTTGGTTGCATTCTGCCAATTCTTCCTCGTCCAGAGTTGGCTGAATACGCATTACTAAATTAGATGCGTTGTCATCGGTGTAATAGCAGTTAATATCCTGTTGGTCTTTATTGAATTTTTGTGAAATTTTGATGTATACATCGACCATCTTAATGTTCTTTTCAACCATTTTAACCTT